TTCCACAGCAGCAGGGTCAACTTGCGCGAATGCTGAATGAAAACCCTTGTGCTGGTCGATGTTGTACCATGTCCTATAATAGCTGTCGGCATATACTTCCTGCATTGCTTTCTCGCCGCTGGTCTGATAATCAATCGCATACAACTCGCGCAATAAGGCATCAATCTGCACTTCCAGTGCCTGATATCGTGTAATCCTAGCCTTGATGGACATGTTGTTGACGGTCTGGTTATATTTCCCAATATTATCCATCGCGAGTGTTATAAAGTCTTCCAGTTCCCCCAGCTCTTCTTTACTAAGCCTTACTTGCGCCGCTGCATAGGACAGCCCATTTTCTTCCGCGTACCGAAAGTAGAATGATTCTACGGTTTTCTGCAATTCGCGCCTTGTCTGGTTAAATGCCTTCTCCAGCTTAGTGAAATACTGGTTTACCTTCATTTCGCCGGCCTTATAGGTCTCAAGCTGCCGCTTTTCCCAATAATCCATCACTCATCACCGCCCTGCCATTCGCCATCCGGAGACTTTTTGCGGAAACATATCGGATATTTCTTTTTTGCCATCTTCCTCCTGTTTTTGGAATGCATTCCAGCTTCGCTCAAAATCCTCCACCCACGGATGTTTGCGAACAATATCCTCATCCGCAATCACACCCTTACTCTGGGACGCTATCTGTGCCTCCTCCAGGTCGTTCTTAACACTGGTCCTGGTCCAAGT